TAATAATAGAAAGTTGCCAAGCATCAGCGAAATCACAAGTAGTAAACAAGCAGATAGGCGGGCAATAACACCGCAAGGATTTGCTAAAGCATTTTATAAAGCTAATCAATAAAAGATTAGAAGCAGAAAAGACTTTATGGAAGATTAAGGATAAATAATGAATAACCCGAATACCGAGAAGTGCTGGGATGAGAAGTTTAAAAATGAAAACTAGCTTTATAAAAGAATTAGAAAAAGAGTTCGGGAAGGAAATCGGGTTGCATAGCTGTATGTTATTTGAGAAGGACTTCCGACAATTCATTGACAAGATTAAGCCTAAAATATTCGTTGACATAGGAACTTTCAAGGGGTTAAGTGCGGGATTCGTTGCCAAATACTATGCAGATATAGTTTATACATTCGACATTGACAGGGGCGAGGGGCTGATAGGGCACGGACTCTCAAGGGAATGCGGTCAGAAAGAGCTGGGAATAAAGTATAAAGTGTGGGATTATCTAGAGGTGCGGGATAAGATAAGAGAGTTCACCTTAAATCCGAACACACAGTATCAGGAGAAGAAAGTTATATTAGACAATATTCAATTTGATATGGCTTTGCTAGACGGCGACCATCAGTATAAATATGTCAAACAAGATTTTGAGCTAGTTAAGAAATGCGGAGCTGTTATATTCGATGATTACTTCTGGGCTAACGGAGATGACGTGAGGAGATTTCTTTGTGAGTTATCGAGACAGGGAGAGTATATAAAAGTAGGAGAGAGATTCGCATTGTGGAGGTCAAGTAATGGCAGGTAGCAGTTTTAAGTGGGACGATAAGAAATTTAGAACGGAAGTCAATCAGAAGGTAAAAGCTAATATGGAGAAGGCTTGTCTTTTAGTGGAGACTGACGCCAAAAGAATATGCCCGGTAGATACAGGACGCTTGAGAGCTAGTTTAGTACACGAAATAGAGACAGGTAAAGATGAGATAACTGGCAAGGTGGGAACGAATGTAGAGTATGCCTCTAATGTAGAGTTCGGGACTAGCAAACAATCTGCTCAGCCATATCTCAGACCGAGCTTGAAAAAGAATATTCCCAAAATTAAGCAATTATTCGGAGGTAGATAAATTGTCACTAGACATAGACGCTTTGAATCTTGCATTTTATACAGCATTAAATGTAGTTAATATTACCAATTCAGTTACGGGGATTTACCATTTTAAAGCTCCGCAGGGTACGGCTTATCCTTATATAACTTATTTTGCAGTTGTAGATGTCCAGGGTGATACGTTCACTGAATGGGGTGATGATACTCTGATGCAAGTAGATGTCTGGTCAGACTCAAACTCAGCAGCTGAATCAGGTGCAATAGTAAAATTGATAGCCGCACAGATGGACGACAAGGTTCTGACTATATCTGGCTATGACAATAATTCTAAGGCTATACGGCAAAATGTAAGACCTTTATATGAGGATGAGAACGCAATATTTCATCAGGTGATGGAGTATTCTGTGCGGTGGCATAAGGATATGTAATGAAAAGGAAATAACTTATGCTCAAAAAAATAGTTTATAGAAGAATAATTAGAAGAATAAGACATTTTCCAGCGTTTATATTTGAAGCTATGGGATGGGAATATGAATCCTGCCAAAGATGTGGTTCAGCTTTCCGAGTGATGTGGAGTGTTGATGATAATATATGGAATAAAGTTACAGGTGAAAATGATGGAGGTGGTGGGTCATATTGTGTAGATTGTTTTATAAAAATAGCCGAAGCTAAAAATATTATAATAGAACCAAATAATATTAAATTGAGTTTATTTTATCCATTAGCAAAGGAGAAAGTATGAAAGTCAACACAGTGTTATTTTGGGACAAGGTATGGAAGGGTATCAGAAGGCCGAAAGTCCGTGTAAGTCATCAGGAGATAGCCAAAATGTTACCTTTTACTGGCAAGGTTCTCGACGTGGGTTGTGGCCCCTGCGACCTGTTCAAAGAGGTCAAGGCCAGACGGCCTGAGCTTGAACTAACGGGAATTGATTTCTCAAGGACGGCTGCGGCAAAAGGGAAGAAAGAGGGATACAATGTCATCAGGAAGAGCGTGCCTCCCTTGCCCTTCAAGGACAATGAGTTCGATGTAGTGATAGGCAATGGTATTTTGGAGCACGTCAAGGAGGACTGGTATCTCTTCGAGGAAATGGAGAGAGTAGGAAAGAAGATTCTCCTAACCGTGCCTGAGAATGAGCCATTCGACTTCCCGATGATAGAGAGCGGGGAGCATATGCATATTTATCGGCATGACGATTTCAGCGGATATTCCACTAAAAAACTATACGATATGTTTCCCCGTATCTTAGTGTATTCCCCTGACTTGGTGGAAAAGCAGAGTTTTAAGAAGGTTTATCTGGCCTTCTCTGGATATGCTGGATTCACTGAGGCCTGGGTGACTTCGATGATTTCAATGTTTATGGGAGTCACTAATGCTATCCTGGCAACTCCGAAAGAGGGAGAAAAGTTTAATTTCAAATTGCCAGCCTATGCAGAGAGTTTGCCTAGTATATATTTATATTACGCTACGTGCAATTTGAACAAAACGAAGGATGCTCTGGCAAACGGCCTTTTGGCAACCGACTGCGACTATATGATGATTACTGACGTCGACCTGCGGTTTCCTGCTGACGGGATTCACAGGCTGGTTCAAGATGATAAGGACATTGTTGCAGGATTCTATATTAAGAAATCTAAGGGAGCAAGACCTACAATGGGTCATCATGTCCTGGGCAAGGGAATACATATAACTGACGACTACCCTGACAATGAGTTGTTCGATAATTACAAAGGGAGCAAGTTAGTGTTGCCAACGGGATTCACCCTGATAAAAAGGGATGTTGTAATAGCAATGAGGTATCCTAGATTTGACTATATCTCGCTATATAATATGCGGATAGGGACTGACTGGAGTTTTTGCCTACAAGCTGAGGAGCTTGGGTTCGGAGTATTTTGTGATAGTAGAGTTAAACTTTCACATATAGGAGAAACAAGTTATAAGGCTGAGGAGTATTTTGAGAAAAAGAAAACAAAGTAAAGGAGAAATAGATGACAATAAAATCTAAAATGACATTTGAGAAAAAATTGGTATTAACGATTGGAATTGTTGCTTTGATTTTATTTGTAATAGACGCACAATTCCACAGGACACTTCTTAATGCAATAGGATGCGGTTTACTTGGTTCGATAGTGTTTATATGTATATTTTCTTGGGAAAAGTGAGAGAAAGAAGAAAAAGAAAAGGAGAAATAAATATAAGAGGAAGGTGAGTTAAATTGGCAGAAGTGACAGGGAAAAATGCTCGAATTTACATGGGCAAGGTTAGATTAGGTGGAATGAGGTCATGGACGATTGACTATACGGCGGATACTGTGGAGACAACTGACTTCGATGACGCTGGGGTTAAACAATTCTTGGCTACATTAACCGGCTGGACTGGTTCTTTTGAAGGATTCGGTCATCCCGGTTGGGAAACAGCGGCAGCGGTAGGGAGTAAATATCTGGGAAGTTTCTTTGTGAGTGCCTCAACGGGCAGTGCCTACACTGGCAGTGTGATAATTACCGGAGCAAGCCCGGGTGTGGCGGTTGACGGTGCGGCTGTAGTAAGTTATACATTCCAGGGGACTGGGGCTCTTAACTTTGCATAAAGGCCAGGATTCATAATATGGAGGTGATATAAATGGCCGAAATAGCAGGGAAAATAGGAGCTTTCTACGCTACTAGCGGGTCAGGAACGCTTCAGGCATCCGAGTCTCATACCCTTTCCACAAATTTTGCATGGCTTTCCCATAAGAACGTGGTAGTGGAAAATGTCTATGTAGGTAGCACACCTGGAGGAGCAGAGTTTTCAAGGTGGTATTGCACCCCCAGAGGAAAACTGACGATTACTGATGCTGCGGCGACCGCTAGTTTTAACGTTAAGTATCGTTGGTGGGCTGAGGAAGGCGAAACAGGGTCATCCAATGGGATAGTGATGCAGCGGGGTGGATTCTTCAACTGGTCGATAGATAATACCTGTGACACTGTGGAGACAACTGATTTCGATGACGCTGGAGTTAAGACTTACAAAGCTACCCTAACTGGCTGGACAGCGGCAGCGGAAAGGCATTGGATTACAGGAGAAGGAATAGGATTAAAAGGTAAAATGGGTTCGGGTGTGGCTATGATTGTGAAGTTCTACGTGGAAAATATTGACACTGATAAGGGAATAGGCTCAACGTCAGATACAGGCACTCGGTACGAGGGATACGCTCATCTCACTGGATTGAGCCCTTCGACTGCTGTTGACACGTTAACGAATGAGAGCCTGACTTTCCAAGGAACAGGGAGACTGACCTACGAGGCAGGTTCATAAAATTGAAAGGAGATATAAATGAGCGAATTAGCCCCAACAGCGGGCAAACCTAAGCAAGTTACGATTAGTGGCAAGGATTACACCGTTTCGCCTCTAACTATTGATGATTTGGCTGAATTTGAGCTTTTTGTTAAAGGTGAAAGAAACAAAACAATCTCGGAATCGCTGAAGCAAGCAGGTATCAAAGAAGAGCTGATAGCCCAGAAGATAGTGGAATCGTCTGCTAAGCCAATAGGAATAAACGAAATTGACGAGTCTATGAGAACAATATCAGGAGTGAGATACCTGCTTTGGTTCGGGTTGAAGAAGAATCATCCTGAACTGAAGCTGAATGAAATGGGCAAGCTGGTAACGCTAGCTAATTTTGAGGAGGCTTCAGCAATAGTGGCTGAGATGGGTGGCAAGGCGGTAGAAGCCAAAGGAAAAAACGTCACAAGGGGGAAGAAATAGACTGGGAGTTTCAATTCCCCCTGATGACCAAGTATTACGGGATAATGCCCTGGGACATCGGTAAGTTGACCTTGTTCCAGTGGCAGGACTATATGGAGCATATAGAGAAAATATACAAAGTGTTTCATCCAGAGCCGAAAGATAATAAGGGCAACAAGGGCAATAAGGTAAGTTCTGGCGGTTCAAGCAAGGGAAGTCACGAAGAGCTGAAACGCCTAGCAAGACGGAAAG